CCCCACGCCCATTCACCCACCCTTCGATATACAACGGCGCATTAGGGTCCGCCGACGTATGCGCAATGATCGTTACCGGATCTTCGTTGAATCGCAGCTCCTCGGCATACTCCATCCGCACTGGATTCGGCTCAACAATCACCTCACTCGGCGACGGACGTTGAAACGGCGTTTCCCCAAGGCCGAGATCGTGATCGCTCGGCTGTTCGATCTTTTCCGCATCGGGATACAAATCTTTCGACGGACGCTTAATCGGACGACTCTGCGTTGATGCTTCCATATCCCTCCTTCAGGCAATCGGCGCGGGGAGGATTGCTCCCCGCGCATACTGCCTATTGCATTAGGCATTAACTCACTTGCGGACGCTCCGGCATCGTCATAAGATCGACAAAGGTATGCGTCACTCCTGTCGGAGGACCAGCGAGGTTGCTTGCCCCAAACGTCCAAGGTGATCCCGTGGCGCCGACCTTGGTCACAAGGTACCCGATCGGACAGACACTGGACGGCACCGGCCCGAATTCCGGAGCTGTGATAAACGCCCCCGAACTATCCAGATCCGTGATCTTGCCTTGCGTCACCTTCAAGGCGCCGGCCGCATCAAGCCCAATGACAAAGACCGAGCCTTTATTGACGCCCACAGCGACAAATGTAGCACCCGTCGCCGCGTCCGCCGTAGGCGTCGTGGCATTGGTCATCGCTGCTTTGCTGTAGGCTTTCCCCTTAATGCAAAACGCGATGGTGCCGGTATTGGTAAGGGTGGTCGTTGTCCCGGCAGCTAACGCTGCTTTCACGGTACACAGGGTTAATGGTTGCTGCGAAAGCTGATCCATAATCGTGTTCCTTTCTTACACCTTAATCGACGGATCGAATTCCCCAACAATGCTAATATGCACTGCGTTCGGAACAACCGTCGCATCGTTAAAGTTCGTGGTCCCACCGACAAAATCCCCCGTCCCAGTGGGATTGATGATCGTAAATCCAATGACCGTTAAGCCTTCGGGAATCTCCGGAAACCGGACTGCCGCGAGGGTCGCTCCCGGCAATCCGATTTTCGTTGAGAGGGTCCCCGACGCATTCACGAGGTACAGAAACACGTTGAACGTGGCGTTCACGACTGTGCCGGCCAGTGCGGCCAGTGCCTGTGAGCTGCCAATCGTGCGCAACACGTTCGCCACAAGCAAATACGACACCGCCCCCGTCGATGGCACCGTCACGGCTGTGCCTGCTAACGCTGCCGAATTCAACATCCGGCAGGCGTGCCGATCTCCCAACGGTCGCAGAATGTTCGACAACGCCATGCGCGACGAACTATCAACAACCCCTTGGAGATGTTCACTAATTTTGCCAAGCATAATCAGTCCTCACTCCATAAATGGTTATTCGAGGTTCTTCACACCAACATTGCCGATCGCCATCCAGCCATCGTTCTTGCGCAGCACGGCCTTCCACCACATGGCTCCCACATAGCCGCGCTGCCCGAAAATGTCCGCCTTATCTTTTTGCCCAGTCGGCAAGTGCGTCGGCTTAATCGCCGTTTCTCCGCGCAGCGAAATCTGCGCAAAAGCGTCCATCGCCAACACAATGAAGGGGTACACATCGATGCTGGTGCCGCTCGTCGAATAGAGGTTCGTTCCCCCAATCGCGGCTCCTCCGTTCTGGATCGGCGGCATATCGGGGTGTTTGATGAAACGAAACTCTTCGCACTTGCCTAACTCGCCAGGCAGTGGCGTCCCCGATGCGTACTTCGAGGAATCTTCAAACCCCGGCAAATTCCGCACGTCCGGGGCCATGTCTGGATGAATGTATACCCCCCAACCCATCCGAACCGGTGTGGTGCCATATTTCTCGGACGCCGATAACATCTTGTTGATCGGCTTGGCATGGTTCGCATCTAACGCTTTCGTGATTTTCCGCAACAGCCCCAACGTTAAAGCACCATTGACCGTTGATAGGCTGGTTCCGCTCCCTCCATAAAATTGATTGGTGCTCGCCCGCAGCTCACCGTAGATCTTCAATTCATTGACGAATGCAACCCGCTCCCCAACCTGAACTTTCATCTGCGCAGGAATATCGTCTTCAAATAACAACGCCGTTTTATCGGTATAGCCGTACAAACAGGTGTATTGCAGAATCTGTGCGCTGACATCGACCGGTACGATCGTATCTGGCGTCGGCGTCACGCCGTCCTGCGTTTGGTGCGCCTGCACGATCGTTAGTGCCCGATCACCGTTGCCATCCTGATAGAATCGATTTTGGCTGTTTGCACTTGTCGCCGTGGCGCCATACGGCAACCACCGACGACAGATCATCAGATCGCTTTTATTGGTCGGCATGGGGATCTGTTCCCCCATCTTCGCTAAAATCTCTTCACACACCGCATGGGCCAGGACCTTCCCGGCAAATTTCCCAATGCGAGCGACGGTTGTTGCGTACTGTTGCATGATGAATTAGTCCTTTCCTGTTCAGCTCTTGAGTCCCATCGCCTTAAACTCTTCGGCGAATCCCGAGCTGAATCCTCCCTCATCGACCGGCGAGGATGGCGGCGTCACCCGTTTCACAGGGACCGCTGCCTTAAGTTGTGCCGTCCGATCAGGAAGCTTTGATAATGGTTTTTCTGGAGGCTTCGTCTCCGGCTTCGATGCCGCCGCCTCCGTAAATTTGTCTAATTGCCGTGCGAGATAGCGTGGATTTCGGCTTCCCCAGATCTTCTTTTGGTCAACCTCATGGAGTGTCGAGACCCATTGCCGAAACGGCGTTTCCGTTCCAGCCGGCCCAACGATCGTCCTCCAGTCGGGGTACTCGTCTTCCAACTCCTTCGCTGCCAGCTCCATCGAGATTTTGTCCTTGAGTTGCCCTTCGTCGAGCGCTTGCACTTGTGTCGGGACCTTCAAACGCTGAAGAATGCGGTTCATCCCCTTCTGATACATCGCTGCCAGTTCGGGAAATTCCGCCTTCAGCTCAGCAAAATCGTCATCCGACACATCGAATCCGGCACCCGTCTTCCACGACTCCCGCAGCTCCTTCATGGTTTGCTGCAATTGTCCTAACGTGCCGAATCCCGTATCGAGTTTGCCTTGTAAGTCACGAATCTTGAGGAGGTCCCGATGTTCGTCTTCTGTCAGCTGCACGTACTTCGGCCCCGGTGGTTGGTCGACAACCGCCGGTTTCACAACAGACTGCTCCTCTTGGCTAGCTTCCGGTTGAGGCGGTTCCGTCTCCTTTCCGGAAAACCCTTCAGCAAATGACGCGGCCAGAATGGCTGCTTCATCGACCGGTCCACCCGGTCCACCCGGTTCGACCACTGCGTCTGTCTGTTCTGCAACCGTGCTCATCGTCTCTCCCTCTCGCGCTTCGGCGTTTCCGTCAAAGCTAATAAAAAAGGCCACGACAGCCGAGCTAAAAACTCGGACCATCGTGGCCTTTACCGTTCTCCTAAGAACGAGGAGGCGTTATCGAATCAACGCTTCCAACTGTGGTTTTAGTTCATTAATTTGCCTTTGTAATCCCGTCATCGACTTTAAAAGTTCGACGATTCGTCCGTGAGAAAGTCCCGAAGAAACACTTCCTGCTCGTGGAGCTGCCCCCGGAGAAACTGCGTGTCCTGCTCCGTGAGATCCTTTCTCCGAATCTGCCTTAGAAGATCGGTGGACCGCTCGTTGAAATACGCCACAACCCTCTGTCCCGTGGGAGAGAGCCGATCCGCCTGGGTCCACTCCATGATTCGTCATGTAATACAATCACTTCTGGTTGTCAAGTACATTGCTCCGCCCACCTCACTAAGACCCGCTCCATCGCCGAACGGAACGTCGGATTACGTTTAGCAAACTGTAACCATTTCACAACGGGACCACCCCCAATAATGCTTCGCGCATGGTTCTCGCCAAGCCTATCCGACGCATACCCCAACTCCGCATACGTCGCTCCCATTAATCGATAAAGCCGAATGGTGTTGAGGGAAACCATGCTATCGCCTCAATACCTTCAGCATTGCACTCATCATTTCTCAAACGCCTGCCCAGCCGGTGCCCTCCCCGCCGGCTCCGTGGGCGGAGTTGCCACCTCGACTGCATGCCGTTGCGTCGACAACTCCTGCTGTGTCTGCAATTTCATCGTCGTCTCGGCAATGTCCGCCTTGATCTTCTCCATTTCGATCTGTGCCTTGCGCATCGCAATATCCAGCTCTTGCGCCAACTCCTGCATCCGCGCCTGATGCTCGCTCTGTGTTCTAGCCGTCTCTGCTTGGACATAGACCGTATCACGATCCTGATCCATCTTCGCTTTCTGCAGATCCACCTGCGCGCGAATCTCCGCGGCCTGTACTTGCGGGGCCTTCGGCGGCGGCACTTGCGCCAGCTTCTGCTGCTCTTCGTCGGTATATTGCACATCCTCGGGATTCAAATGCTTCGAGCGGCGCAGCTGTGCATACCACTTCTTGGGATTAATGCCAAACGCCGGATCCTTGACCATCGGATATTCTTGCGCAATAAATTGATCCTGAATGTACCGCTCGGCGAGAGCTGATGCCCCCTTCGCATGAATCTGAAAATCGCCTTTCGCATCCGCCGGAACTTCAGGATCGAGCAAGAGCCACTCATACAAATCATCGACGTTCCGCTCACCGATAAAATCGTCGTAGCGCCCCGCCACATCGCGCAAGAGCTGATTGGCGTTGTTCTCTTGCAACTGCGCCGCGCCATACGTGTCAGGTGTGGTCTTGCCGCTGTGCCCCTGCGTAATCAACGGAATGTTCGTGGAATTCTCCGCCACAAGATAGGCGTGATTAATGATCGCCAACATCTTGTCGGTCACGTTCGGAATATCAAAAATCCCGAACGCCTTGCGAATATCGTCGGTCGTCGCATCCGCCGATAAATGCCACAGCTTCAGCGCATAAATCACCGGACTCTGATCCGCGGGAGTGACTAACTGCTTATTCAAAATTACCTGTGTCCCAGCCGCCGCATTGTTCGCCATGGCTCGCAAGGCGCCATTGAGCATCTCTTGCGGCATAAAACACTGCTCGGCAACGCCAATCCCCCAACACGAACCCTCCCGGAACTCCCACGGCTGAAAATTGTACGGCAACTTCCCGGATTTGATCGGCGATTGAGTACACTTGATAATCCGATCGTTGACCATCGTGATGATCACCGGCACCATGGCTTGCAACGGTAACAACAAGTCCTTCTGCTGCGCCCCCAACGCATCGTTGATCGCCTTCGATTCTTCTAACGTCAACGTCCCCGTGTAGTACCACAGCTCGAACCGCTCATCCTTGCCAGTGCCAGCGCCTGATAGCGACGGTCCCTCGTTCGAGGCACGCCCCTGCTGCGGCCCCTCCTTGATCGCCAACAGAATTTCACGATCGAAATAGCCGTCCTCCTTGGCCAGCTTGCGTAGCACTTTTTCAACGACGTAACTCCGCTCAAAGAAACCTTCCCCTTGATGAATGTCCTCGCCACAGTCAGGATCCGGGAAGCAATCCCACGGGGACAGCGCTTCAAACCCCGGTTTGATCAGCTCTTTATACTCCACCTTAGCTGTCTGCTGGTCGACCATCGTCACGGCGCGCATTGTGCGGTACTCCGGGAACGGCCCTTTCATGACCCCCGTGCCATACCGCGCGGCACGATACATCATACGGCGAATATGCTTAGAATACTTCGCCTCGATCTGCCAATCGTAGATCAGCTGCTCGGCCTTCTTCGCTTTCTTGTGCGCTAGTGCCGCCTGTTCATCAGCCAGATCTTTCGTGGTGAGCGGCACCCCAGGCAACGCCGCCGGCATCATCCCTGGCGGCATCGGCGGCGGACGCAACGGATCCGTGGAATTCACCGGCATAACTTCTTCCGGTTTTGGATCCCGAAGCGCCTGGCTCCCATTGAGGGAAACGGGTGAGACAGACTCTTGCAACTCAATCAGATCTTCGACTGGCGTCTTATCAATTGAAAACAACTTGGCATCGATCGCGGTAATAATACTATTCACCTTCGCCGCCCCAGCCGCCACATACCGCGCCGTGAGCCGCTCAAAGGCCCGCGATTTGCTATTCAAGCTCGTGGCGACATCATCATTCCGCCGAATGCCGTCCGTGAGCGTCATGCCCTTGGTGTACCGTGGCGGCACAATGGCGGAGCCTTTCCCGGTCATCTCATCCACGCACGCCATATTATCGTCACACTTGCGCCACACTTCCTCAATCCCGCTCGCCGCTCGCCCGTCCACGTACCGCTTACGGCGTTGGACTAATGTGTTAGTCAGTTCTTTCAAGACCTGCTCTGACCGTGCCTGATCGCGCTTTTGCCGTGCAAGGAGAGTACGGATGGAGAGGGGCAGGTCA